TATATTTACATTTGCTCCACTATGGGCAATGGAAGGTCGTTCATTACTAGTCATTCGAGCTAATGATGCGCACATTACGAAATCTGTGTGGAACGAGATTATGAAAAGTATTAGAAGATCAAATTTAATGAGATATTTTTCTATAAATAAATCAGAAAGAACTATTGTCTCAAAGATAAATGATGGATGTATAATGTTTGTTGACGCCAGCGATCCTGAGAGATTAAAATCAATAAATCCTGTCAAAGGAAAAGCATTTGATACAATTATATGTGAAGAAGCAACTGAATTAAACACTGAACAATTTAATCAAATCAGTTTAAGACAAAGAGGTAAATGTCCGTTTAAGAAGAGAATCATAATGTTGTTTAATCCTATTATGAAAACTCATTGGCTATATGATCGTTTCTTTAAAGTATTTGAAAATGAAATTGATCATAACCGTATGGAGTTTGAAATAAGTAAAGATAATGTTTATATAAACAAATCAACATATCTTTCAAATAAACATCTTGATCAAGAAGAGATAGATACTATTGAATCAATGAAGACAATATCTCCTTATCACTATGATGTATATGCACTTGGGAAATTCGGAGTTCTAGGAGACCTTGTATTTGATCATTGGGAAAGTTGTACTATAAATGATATACCTAAGAACTTAGAAGTAAGATGTGGAGTTGATAGTGGGTATTCTGATGCTCAAACATTTACACTTTCATTCTATGATAAAAGATCTAATTCAATATATGTAGTAGATGAACTTTCGTTTCATAAACTTTCTGATCTTTCTATATTTTCTGATAGTGTAAAAAGTATTTTAAGGAAGTGGAACCTAAATGAACGTACTCTAATAACTGCCGACTCATCAGATCCTAGAACTGCTGATGTACTTAGATCATTAGGTCTAAATATTCGTGGAGCAATAAAAGGAAGTGGCTCAAAGTTTGCAGGAATTATGTGGATGAAATTACAAAAGATCTTTGTCCTTGAAAGTTGTAAAGAGTTACAAGAATCATTAAGAATGTATACCTGGAAAAAAACAAAGGATGGTAATTCGACTGATGAGACAAATCATGAAGGTAGCGACCTTATCGATTCGATTCGATATGCATTTGAAAATGATATGAGAAATCAAAGAACTACACTAGGATCAAATAAAAACCTATTAAGATAAGGAAAAATAAAATGGAACAAAACAAATACTTAACGGAGTATCGCAAATGTCTCTCTGCTTACACTGGAGAAGGTATCTTAGAATACTTATACCGTTTCTATAGAGAATCAAATGAATCATATAAAGATAGACAACAACGTAATAGTTATGTAAACTATTTAAAATCAGTAATTGATTCGATTATTAATCCTTTGTTTGCAGAAAATATTAGCAGAATTGCAGGGAATGATATCACTACTATGTTTTTAAATAACATTGATGGTAAGCAATCTGATATTGATGATATTATGAGAGAAGCTCTTATTCAATGGAAACTTATGGGTAATTCATTTATCATAATCAATTCAAATCAAACTGAAGGATCAGATGAGTATGCAGATGTCATATCTCATCGTAAAGTTCCATTTCTTTCAGTAAAAAATATGACTGAATTATATCAGTATGAGACAGATGATTGGGGAAAATTAGAATGTATTGAATTTATTAATGAAATTAAACCAAGAATTCAAAAAGATGCAAAACTAAATTATCAAACCCCTGGTCAAATACCTTCAGTTTATGACATTCATAATAATATTATAACAATAATTGGATTCAAGCAAGATGAGATTTATACTTATGAATTAGGTAGTAATTCAGAAAAAGAAATTTATACTAATTCATATGGGTTTATTCCAGTGATTTATTTTGATCCTTCTGTTTGTCCTTATCCTACCGCATATGATGCTGCAACTACAAATCTTTTGATTATGAATAAGACAAGTGAGTATGATAAAGCTAGTACTGAAAATGCATATTCAATTTTAGAATTAGCAACTGATTTGTTAATTAAAGATATTGAATTAAGTTCATCAAATATAATTACTAAACCTACAAATTCATCTGCAAGTTCAGCATTCCTTTCTCCTGATACTGCCATTCTTGGAGAACTAAACAAAGGTATTGAGAATCTACTACAACAGTTTATGAAACAAATTGATATTCTTGGCGCCGTTTCAGTCGACAATAGTTCTGCATCTAGTGGTGTTGCATATGCCTATCAATATTTAGGGAAATCTTATGAGATGAAAAGAAATTCTAGAATGGCAGAGGCAATTGAAAAATTATTACAAGCTGCTATCAATGATATCATGTCGCTTATTAGTTGGGAAGTAGAATATCCTACAGAGTTCATCGATCCAGTCGCAGATATAAATGCAAAACTAGATGTTCTCTCGAAGTATGTAGGATTAGGATTAGTTCTTCCAGCAGAAGTAACAACTTATATGCAAGAGAAATTGCTGAAATTAATTCAATAAGAAACTTTTCTATTTAATAATATAAACGACATAGTTATACTCACGTGATGAGATAACAGTAATATAAACATCGATGAAGGAGATTCAAATGGATATTGATGAAATTATTGGCCTATTGCCAGAAACAGTAAGGGAGGTTGCAAAAGATAGGATACTCAGTGAAATCGATCAGGAAAAACAACGTGTCATTACTGAATACCGCAAGAAAGATTCAGAAGTTCTGAAGTATAAAAATACTTTGCGCGACATTGGGTATGATCCCGAGACATTTGCAAGTGTAGAAGAGTTTAAGACTTCAATCAAAACCAAAACTGCTGCTGCAGATACTTCTAATTTGACCTTAAAAATGTTGCAAGAGCAACTTAGCGATATCAAAACCCAACTTGTTAATGAAACTAATCTTCGTGTGACATCTGAAGAAAAAGTCAAAACTGGCAGCATTAAACAGCTTCTTGTTGAGCAAATAGGTGGAAAGTTTTATGGAGATCAATATTTAATCGAGAATATAATTTCCTCAAAACAATTGGATATCATTGATAATAAAGTTGTGGCAAATGATGGAAGACCTTTCGAACAATTCATCACTGATTTATTTGAACAAAATAAAGACAATCTAAAAGTGGAACAAAAAACTGGAGTTGCTATTACAGTAAAACCAGGAGCAGTTGCTCCACTAAACAAAAACACTTTTAGTGACAAACTAAAAGAACAATTTAAAAAGAAATAATTTAAAAGAAAGAGGCTCAAAATGGCATTCGATTTGACAGGAACTATTCAAGAAGAACTTATTATTGGTATTCTTATTGAAGAAACAGAAAAGAAATTAGTTGCATCTAATTTCGTACGCATAAACACAGGACTATCTGGTCTGAGTTCATATAAAATCCCTGGTATTACTGCTCCTACTACTGGTGCATATACTGGAGCAGATTTCGTTCCAACTGCTGCTGCAGATACTTCAGTAATTGTTACTCTTGATAAATCTAGATACTTTGCAAATACTGTTGATAAAGTTGATAATGAACAAGCGGCTGTTGGAGTTATTGAGAATGTACTTCGCCTTGGTGTAGAACAACTTGCTAAAGACATTGACATTGCAACATTCCTTACTTTATCTGCAACTACTAATGCAAATGCCGTAACAGGAACAGCACTTGATGCTACTAATGTTGTTGGTTGGATCCTTGGATTCGGTACAAAACTTGACGAACTTGATGCTCCACTTGATGGAAGAAAACTTGCAATCACTCCAGCTATTGCTGCATTACTTGCTGAAAAGAATCTTGCATTCCAGACAACTACTGCTGAAGAAGCTGCTCGTACTGGATTTGTAGGTCGTTTTGGTGGATTTGATATCTTCAAAACTAATAACCTTCCAGCTGCTGTGACTGGTAAATATGCTATTGCTACTGCTCCTAATGGTGCTGAGCTTGGTATTGGATTCCAGGAAGCATCTGTTATTGAAATGGAAAATAACTTCAAATGGCTTGCTAAAGGACTTGTGAACTACGGTTCTAAAATATCTCAGGCTGCATTCGTTGTAAAATCTGACGCTGAATTAGCATAAGTAAAAAAGAAAGGGGTAGTTGGGCTGCCCCTTTCACTAAAGGAAAAATAAATGAGCAAAGTAACAGTTACTATTAATTATTCTCAGATGGAAAATTTATTCGAAAAGGCCATAGACGACGCTCTTCAAGAGCTCGCTCCTATATTGGAAAGATATGCGAAAAAGAACCATGATTATATTAATAGAACTGGAGCTCTCTCAAATTCCACAATTGGTTCAGCTATTAAGAATCATTTACAACTTGGAGCAGGTATGGAATACGCTAGTTTTGTTCATGCATGGGATCCTTGGTTAGATGATACAATGCAATCCAACGAATCATTAATTATGAAAACATTAAATAAACATATTGCAAACGCTTGCAGAATCATAAATAAATAAGGGAGATCTCAATGGCTGTTGAAGAATATTTAATTGCAACTGATATTCAAAATATCAAAATAAAACAAATGTATGCAGCAGATGCTGTTTATATTCAATCATTCATTGACTCAACTAATTTATGGTATGAAGGATATGCTAATACTCTTGATGTTGCATTAGAAGACATTGCCTATCCTGTCTCTCAAATAGTATTAGATCTTTTAAGAGCAGAATTAAACACTAGAGTTGGTGCTGCACATATTGGTGGTAGCGACGCTATAAGTAATGTTGGAGATGTATATGAAAAGATGTATAATCTTGGAATGGCTGAAATGACAAGAATGATCCCAAGAATAAATGCCAGTGCAATTAAATCAGCAATTCCTACAAGAGAATCTGATACAGTTATTTTTGGAAGGATTATACGATCATGAGTTCTGCATTAAATCAAATTGAATCAGTGGTTATTGATAAATTAAAATTAATTGATGGAGCAATTCATACATGGCCAGGGTCATCAATTGATTATAAGTATTATACTACAACTGGTAGAGTAAATGATAGAGACAACACAATTAGTGTAATTGCAAATAAACTTGCTATTAATGTTGATTATGAAGTAAATATTATGGATGATGAAATGTATGAATCACAAAGTGGTGCTAATTGTCAAAGATTTAGAGCTGCAGTTGAAATCATAGCATCTCCTCGTAATGATGAGATAGGTATTTCAAAAAATCTAATCAATGCAAAAATGAATGATGTTTTATCTGACCTTAAATATCTTTTTAATCGTAATGAGACATTAAATAACTTATGTTTTTATTTTCAATATAGTTCTTCAAGAAGAGAATATACAAATACCAATGACATGATTAATAGTGGAAAACTAATCCTTACTTATATAGTTGACTATGGTAGTCACTTTACTAATCCAGATATTATCAATAACAACAACTTTATATAAAAGAAAGAGGCATTACTATGGCTTTTAGAACGAATACAAAACAATTGATTAGCAAAGCAGAAGGTTCTTTTGGTGCTTTTGCAAACCCGATTGATCATACTATAACAGGAACATTAGCAACTATTGGAACTCCTGTAAAACAAAATGTAAGACTTATGGAAGTAGAATTTTCTATTGAACCAGAATCTGAATCAACAACATTCCTTACTGGAACTGCAGCACAATCATATGATCTTATTGGTAAAAAACCTGGTAAGCTCTCATATTCAATGCTTATTGCTCCTGGCGAATTTGTAAAAGATACAACCGGTGACATTGCTAATACTCATTTATTCGAAGGTATTGACTTTTGGAATTCAGTAGGTTGTGAAGTGGTTGCAATTAAAGACCCGCTTGTTTCTGATGCTCTTTATTCATATCCAATGAAATATGTTGTATATCCTACTGTAGACGCTTGGGAAAAATCAATGTCACAAACTGGTATTGTAAAAAATACAAGTAATGGTAAAGGTTATGGACAAGACTTCTATGGAGTTATGGGTAACGGAACCATTTCTACTGGTGGAGTTGGTAAACCAATTTCATTAAAGATCGAAGCTCAAGGTGGAACAGGTGCAGACACTTATGACATTATTGCTGGTGCTACAGGTATGGACAAAATTGTTTTTGATCCTGCAAATATAATTAAAACAGTTGCAAACAAATATCTTGATGCAACTATTACAATTACTGAAAATAGCGGAACAACTCCTAAAACAATTACAGTATGTACAAATACTTTCGAATTGAATATGGGAAATGAAATGAAGGAAGTTGAGTGCCAAGGCACTGCAAGTGGTATTCAAGGTAGCACTATTGTAAATGCAAAACCTACAATGAAATTCAACCCGTTCCTTACTTCTAAATCTGACTTTGACTGGTTCAAAGGATTAGTAAACGAAGCTACATATGAAATTAGTATTGTTTTCAATGATACCAATACAGCTGATAATTCTGATTATGTTCCAATGGAAATATTTATTCCGAATGCGCAAATGAAAGCAAATAAAATGGTCGATGATGGTGGACTCATGAGAGTTGATGTTGAATGGACATTGCTTGGTAACTGGGAAGAAAAGCTTCCACTTGTTGAATATCAACTTGATGCTGATGGTTCTGATGTTGTTTGGACTCCTACTACTGGTGCATTAGCTACCAGACCTTGGGAATCTCCATTCATCCTAGTATTTGCCGAGGACTATTTTAAAAATATTTAATAAAGAGTTACTCTCCTTTTCTCTTTATTGATAAGGCTCTGTTCACTGCTCGTGAATGGAGCTTTTTGTATTTAATAATAAATTAAACGGATACCGCTTGAACAAAACTAAAGGAGATCAAAAATGGCATCGAAGAAAATACCAATGACACCGGAAATCAAAGAAAAACTTAAAAGAGACATTGCATCTTTATTTATACCAAAAGTAATTACTGTTGAAAGCGACTCAGAACCCGATCATATTTTTACGGTAAAACTTATGAACAATATTGAGTTTTTTAGTTTTATTCAAGATGTACAAAAATGTAATTCATCTGATGAAGTATTATTCTCTCTAGAATATTTAAAAGTTGGAATGAAACATATCGTTCCTAAAATTGTTGAATGGACAAATGACGGCTCAGATTATACTGACAATATTGAAGAATACGTGCCATTCCTTAAAGTAGAAATCTTATTACAACTATTTGGACAATACCAAGACAGTATGGCATAATGAATCAGTATGAAAGAATAAGTTTAAATATACTTGCATGGAAAAGTGGGCACCCTGACTCTTTTCCATATTCTTGTCATACATGTACAGATGAAATGAAAAAGGAATTAAACTGTAATATGACAAATCCCAAGGATGTTCTCGAAGATCCTGAAGAAGAAATCATATTACAATCTTGTCCTATTAATTATATTCTAGAACAACATGAAGCATTCGTTGATAAATATTGGTATGTAAAAGAATTCCCTGGTACGATGCCACCTTATGAAACATGTGATAAAAAGTTTTGGGATTGGTATTGTTATTTTAGAAATAAATACACTCATTATGATATAGAACGCCAACGCGAAGCACCGAAGGGATAAAACATGAATAATATTAGAATAGAAACAGAAGTAGATAATAGAGGTATTCGTCAAGGAATGGTCAATATGAAAACCATTATTGAAAATGCTGCCGATACTTCTACAAAGTCATTTCAAAGTTTTAAGGATAAGATTGGGCCAATATTTCTACAAGTAAAAAATATAGCAAGTAAAACAATGGATCATATTGAAAAAGCAACTAAAGCTGCTACAGAAACAATGAAAAAGAATTTTAAAAATATGTCTGACTCTGTTAAGAAATCAATTGAAGATGTCAAGAAAGTTGCAGATGGACTAAAGAATGCAATGACAGGACCATTAGGTATTGCTACTGCCATACTTGGTGCAATTGGAATAGGAAAATTTAAAGAAACAATTGATGGGCTAAGAGAAGTAGGAGCACAACTTGCAACAACTAACAATGTAACAGGAATAACAATAAAAACCCTAGAGACATTAAGAATTTCTGCAATGTATGCTGGAAGTTCTATGGATGAAGTTGCTGACTCAATGAAGGATTTCTCTAAGAATTTAGGAGAAGCAAGAAGAGGAAACGAAGACCTAAGACTATCATTTAATAAACTCGGAGTAGACATTAATGATGGTGCTGACAAAGTAATCAAAGACTTACTTGTAGGTTTTGCTAAAATGTATGATCAAGGTAAAGGTGCTGAAGCACTTGCTCAAGGTATGACATTGTTTGGTGAATCATTTATTAAAACATTTCAATCTATGGTAAGTGATGGTGTTAAACCGTTTGAAAAAGCATGGAGTGATATGCAAAATAAAGCAGTGTTTGATTCTGATAAGGTTGCTAAGGTTGAAACGTTTAGAAAATATATGGTAGGCATGGCAATCGACCTTCAAGCAAAATTATCTGAATTACTTCCTACATTTGCAAAAATAGAAGGTGCAATGGCAGGAGCATTCAAGTTCCTAACTGGCGGATTAAAAATAGATGCTAGGGGTATTGAAACTTTATTTAAGAAAATTATAACCTTAATAAGAGATGCTTTATTAATGATCAATACTTTCATTGGAAAAATGAGAGAGGGGTTTGCAGGATTAAAATCATTACTTCAAAATGTCGGAATTACAAAAACAATTAATTTTATATTTGATAACATGAAATTAAAAGCTTTAGAAGCATTCAGAGATATTAAAACTGCTTTAGGAAAAATGTTTAGTGAAGCATCACAAGATGCCAAAGGTGCTCAAAAACAATTATTAGAAGCATTAGGTAAGGCTTTTAATGCGGGTATGCCAAGAACTAGAATGGATATTAAAAATGAATTAAATGATGTAATTGCGTTCAACGCAAAATTTGAGGCTGCACACAGCAAGATAAAATCCAACACAGCTACTATAGAAGAAAGTGCTTTTTACGCGAATCCTGCAAACCTTGCAAAAACCATTAATAATGTACTAAGAAAATCTAAACTAGAATTAGAACTTAAAAATTTTAAAGATTCACAATTAGATGAGCTTTCACAAAAAATAGAAAATTTAAAAGCCAGGATATCAACAGTATTTATTGACGCCGATATTGGAACTGCTATAGCAGTTGTTGAGAAACAAACTAATGCCGCAGCAAAACAAATTAACGATTTAGCAAAAGCAACTATTAATGGTATGAATATTGTTAGTACAATTAAAGGGTTTACTGAGAATAAAGACACTGGGAAACAAGCAGAAGTAAATGCAAAAACAATTGCAGGCGAGACACTTGCTATAATGATGCGCAATGCTGAACTTCAAGCAGAAATAAATTTAATTAATGAAAAAGTAACTCTTTTAAAAGGAACGGCTACTTTACCGCAATTGTTTAATTGGAAACGAAAAGGTATTGGTGGAAGTGAAGTTCTTGGAGTTGATGGATTAAATATAGCAACCCAAGTAATGTCATCAGTTGATGGCGAAGCACTTAAAGCTACAGAAGATCAGAAGAGAAATATAATACTTAGTTCAATACAACAAACTGCTGATGCTGCTTTATCTATGTGGGGAAATTTCAATTCTTTAAAATCTCAAAATGATCAGCAGGCACTTGATGCTTGGAAACAAGGTGAATTAGATCGTATTAATAGTACTGCAATGACAACTAGAATGCGCGAACGCGAGATGAAGAAAATTGATAAAGAAGAAAAGAAAAGACAGTTAGAATCTAAAGAAGATATGAAAGCTCAACAAATTGCAGCAATCTCTATGTCAACTGCAACTGCATTAGGTAGTATGTGGGCATCTATATTTTCTGTTCCAAAACCTATGTCAGCTCAATTAATACTTGGTGGAATAACTTCAGCTATGATTACTGCTGGAGCCGGTGCTCAAATTGCACAAATAGCTAAGTATGCCGATGGTGGTATTGTTCCAGGAAAAAGTTATACAGGAGATAGAGTTCCAGCAAATGTTAATTCAGGTGAAATGATTCTTAATCAAAATCAACAAAAACAATTGTTTGCTATTGCTAATGGACAAGCTACTGGATCTTCAGGTGGAATTAATATTACTATTCAAGGCAATGTTACTGATGATAAATTACGTGAACTAGAAGATATGCTAACATCACTACAATCAAATGGTCGTTTAAGTGGAATAGTAGGAGCATAACATGAAAATAAAAACAATAGCTGATGAATATATTGATGTTAAAGTTATTAGTTATGAACAAAACATAATGATTAATTATTCATTAGTTGAAAATAGTGCTCGTAAACTATTGCCTATTGACAGAGGTCCTTCTAGCGATAGATATGAAGTTAAGTTTGAATTTCGTGGTTCGAAGGATTATATAGACTCTATTATAACAACACTAACTGATTTAAGAACTAATCAACTTCCAGTTGAATTGACTGAGTGTGATGAAAAGTTCTTTGGTGAAAATGTCGATCATTCTATTGCTATAAATTGTGTCGTTACTAAGTTTGATAAAGCAACATCTCCATCATTTAATGTATACAGTATATATGTTACACTGTTAGCTGATACTAATGATATGGTGTTTATTGGTAATCCTTTGTTGCCATTAGGACTTGCTTGTTTACGACATAATTATGAATCATACTCAGAATGGAATACAACAGTAAATGAAACATATTATAGATCTGCTTACTTCGTTGATAGTCAAGAAGATGCTTACAAATTCACTGGAGATTATTTCATGCGAGCTAATGATATGCGAGATTTCTTAGCATTTCAAAAGTATATCAGAGGGGCAACATGGATTGCTCAAGAACATCAATTTGGTGTAAGTGGTATGTTTGGTCCTACTATTACTGCGACTAATCATAGTGTAGTCATTGAAGAATTAAAATATAGCAGAGTGTCGCCAATATTATATAAACTTACAATAACGCTAGTGAGGCAGTAAATATGTTAGATTTTAAAAAGATAAATTATTGTGTACAAATTACTACGAATAGCACTATAACTAATAGTGATATAGGTTTAGTTGATGGAATGTTCTCTTTTATCAGCGATGGATATACTCCAGTAGATGATACTTATGAAGATCTTTCTCTTGTGACAGGGACTTTCAATACAACCCTACTTAATAAAGATGGTATTAAACCTAGTTCTCAAAGTATTGACATCATAGTTGGCGGAGATTATTCTTGGGCTTCTAACTTATCAATAGAACTATTAAATTATGATTCATTGCATAAGAAATTGTTGACAACCCCTGACTTATACTTAGTTGGTAGTAAGATGCAACTTTATGTTATTATAGATGGAGTTTGGTATTCTCGTTGGGTTGGAAGTGTTGGTGAGTATTCGTTCAATGAAAAAACATTTACATTTAGTGGAAAAGATATTAATAACTCAGATAATACAACCATATCAAACTTTGTGTTTGGATATAATGACACTGAGTTTATTCCTGTAGTTGAAGAAACTGACGCTATTCTAAATAGACGTCTCGTTAAGAATTATGAACCAACAGATGGATTAAGTTCGCTATATGATCATAAAGCAAATAAGTATACCACTACTGATACCCCTATATCTGAATATCTACAAACATGGTATGTAGGTAGTCATGCATCATCTTATCATATCATTGAAAATACTAAGTACGAATATTTTATTAGATTAAATGGTTGGGAAACTGATGTTGCTGAGAATATGTACTTACAGTTTGATGGATCAGACGTATTACATCATATTAATAAGGTCGCTTTCCTATCAGAAGAAGTAACTACTCGATTTACTCCAACCCCAATATACGAAACTAAAAATTATACTGAAATTACTATAACTGAATCTAATGATATCATTAATAGCTATGAACAATTCTTTGGATATCAACGTAGAGATACTGATTCTATTATTGCATCTGATGCTTTAAAGAATGACGAATTATCAGTTCATGTTAATATCTTTAATAAAGGTTTGACATTTCCTGCTGTTAATGGTGGATATGACGTAGTTGATGGTAAGGTTGAAGCTATTACTAAAGATGGTGATAGAATTATGATTGATGTCAAAGAGAACTCTGATGGAAGTTTGACTCTTTTAAAAACAAAATATACGATCATAGAACTTCCAAAATCAGTAAGATACTTTGCAACGTCTGTTGATGAAGGCATCACAACTTCTATTAGAGAAGGGTCTTTAACTCACCTTGAAAATTATGGAACTACTGAAATAATACCACAAACTTTATCTAATGATACTTATAATGTAAGTGAAGTTGCTAAAAACTTTTATTATGTTATGGAGTTTGATACTCCAGTTGAAGGTAAAAAACCTTTTACTATTTTATCAAACCTAGTTGATGCTAAAGAAACATGGGATGTTATTCCGTTTGATACAGGACCGGCTCAGTTTAATATACCTTGGTTATATGATGAAGGGTATCCTATTGGAGATACTACTTTCAACTCTTATTGGATAAATTCAAGTGTAAAGACAGTTAATTCATTATTCAGAAACTATGAAGTTACAACTTATTCTATAGTTGAAGATAAAGAGTTTGGATTAATGCCACTAATGAATGAAGCTTCATCATTTGTATTACCAAACTGTAGAAAACGTGGAGCTACTATTAGTCCCGTTGATCCAGGAATCTCAACAATTACTGTAGATGTATTAGCATTTCCTTCAA